TAGCATAGCTTTTAGTAATCTGATCAACTCCTTTAGCCCCTCCTGATAGTATAACAGGGGTGCCAACTACATGATCTTTCATAAATTTGTCTAGAATAGGGATAACAAACTCAGCTTTATCTATACTTCTACTCCCTATAATACATATTTTCATGGCAAAGGTTTTTCTTTACACCATTGTAGCCTAATTATTCCTATATCAAGAAGAATATAATGAAAGTCAGAATCTTCTATATACTCAATTCCAAAACTTAACCCTGCAATTAGTTCTATTCCAAGTAACATATAATATCCTTTTCCATTAAATTTCACAATTTCCTGATGTACAGGCAAGTATTTGTTGTCCTATAGTATTGTCTTCAACTTCAAGAAAGTCAGACCAGTCAAGACTAGAAGGAGTTTTAGATACAAAATCATTATAGACTTCTTCTGTACAATCTTCATAGGGAGCTTGTTGATAGCTGTGATTAGAGTGTGGTAAGAAAGATACTCCACTTATCTCATCAAAATGTTTCCATACCCATGCTCCAACTTCAGGCCAATCATTATCTTTAACAGAGATAGTAACTGATGGTTTATGTTCACACCAGTGTCTTTGATAGAGTAGCCAAATTTCAAGCTGTTCAATAGCTGTCTTATCATTTCTAAATATAGCATTTTTAGGAGCTTTAATAGGGAAACTAAAGATAGCTGTTGAGTCTTTATTACTTACATCATCTTCTACTTGTACTCCTTTATCTTTTAGGTATGTGTAGATAGGGTCCTTTTTATCCATACGAATGCGTCTAATATAAAAAGGGTTGTGTCTAGCATGAATGCCACTAGCACTATCCACCAACTGACTGACTGTTCCGGAAGGTTTAACACAAGTGATAGAAGTAGAAGTAGGAATACCAAATTTTTCAGCAAATTCTTCATTAGTTTTTCTTGCGACATCTCGTAACTCCTCTAACATTTTAGGATCAGGATTGTTAGTAACTTTAGCATCCATAATTCCTGTTAAGCTTACGCCAAGTAAGCGTTCTTCTTCTGTATTTTTTTTCCATTCAGAAGATAGAAATTGAAAATTAGTTAAGGTAGACTGTATAGTTCCGAGAATTGTAGCAAGTCTGACCTTACGGATAAGGGTATCTCTGGTATCGTTTGCTCGTACAACCACTTCCGTAAGATTGCAGAACTGTTTATCACGAAGGATAATTTCTGAGCATGGATTGGTTCCGTAGCTGAGAGTTGAATCTCGTCTTCCCCACTTATTTGCTTGATTCTGAGCAGCAACACGATTAAAGATTCCTCGTTCACCTGACTTTGACTTAACCAAACTGAGCCATTCTTCCATGAAAGTTTCGCTATCGGGTTTTTCTGTGTAGGCGACAGAGTTATTGGCAAGTCTTCTATGTGAATTATCATTCCACCATGCTCCTGTTTTAGCATCACGCATACGTTTGTCAGTGAGATTAGATAAAGAAATAAGAGCAGATCGTCTTACTCCCCCAACTACTACTACATCACCAATCATACACATAATGTCATGTACTTCTATTGATTTTAATTTACGTCCTTGTGCTTGTTTAAATGTTTCTACTACAAAATCAAATAACTTTTTAAGAGGATCAGGCCCACTAGCCCTACCACCAAAAGTTTTTAGTCTATCTCCAGCAGGTCTTACTTTACTAAAGTCAAAAGTAGGTATATCTCCTTCCCATAAGGAAGAAAGAAGTTTTTTAAATGCTTTAGCCCAACCTAATTTACTATCTTCTACAGATATAATATCATCACAATATATTAACTCATGGGGTATTTCAGGAAGTTTAGCAATCTCTTGACGTTCACAAGAGAATCCCACTCCTGTACCGTTCATTAGTATATATAAAGTTTCACTAAAAGCTCGTTTATTATTAACAGCAATATAACTACAATTATAAGCAGCGATGTTGTCTCGTTCACAGGCCTCTCCAGCAGTCATTAATAGCCTCATTGAAGGCATTATCTCAAGTTTTTGAATCCCTTTTTGTATCTCATTCCAATCATCAGTAGACAATGTAACTTTAAGTTTTAAGTAGGCTACTAATCTTTCTACTGTTTCATCCCATGTTTCTCTTCTATTTAAACTAGGTATATATCTTGCATATCTACTCATTGCAATTACTTCTTGGTATAAACTTGGCAAACTACTCATATGTATCATATTCCTCTAATTCGTTATCTGTGTCATCTAGTAATTTATCTAGGTTCTCTTCTATTTTATCTTGAAATTTGTTTACAAGTTCTTCAGAAGAAATATCTAATAGTTCTAAAAGGGTTGTCTCATCAAATTTCTTTAGATCTTCACATAGTTCTTGAAAAGTACGTTGCATTAAGTGCTTTCACGAGTATATGATGACCGACTATCATAGTTTGGGGGTAAATTGTCATTAGATGAATCAGAATCATAAGCAATAGCATCAGAAATGGGTTTAATAGTTTGTTTTTTATTAAAAATCTTATCCCAATTGTCAGCATATTTTTTTGTTGTTACTTTAGACACTAATCTAGCTCCTGTAATTTCATTTTGATCTACCATTATCTATTTTCCAATTCAAATTCCTTAATTAATTCTATAAAATGTATTGCTTTATCTAAATCTTCTACTCCACCTTTATCTTTCCATCTACATAAGTATTTAATTGCTGTAGCTTCTAAATAAGGTATCTCATTGATATAATTAAAGTAAGCAGGTTGTATCTTAAATTTCTTATAGTGTTGCCCACCTACTTGTATTTCACTTGCTTTCATTTTATTCCTTATTGTAGTTATTATACCAAAAATTTAGCATTTTGTCAACCAAAATGTTTAGAACTTAATTTTAAATTATCACATATATCTTTTGAATAAATAGCAAACTTTTTTTCATGTTGATTATAATCAGTATGACCATTATAAAATAGATGAAGATGAATCATTTCATGTAAAAGAGTATCACATATTTGATAGAAAGTACTACATTCAGTTGATATTTGTATTCTCATTGGGTATGGAATAAACATACCATAGTTATCAGGATCCTCAACAACTTCAAATGTAACCTTTCTTGCTGGTGGCATTCTTAAATCATTAAATGGGGGTAGTCCTTTAAAACAATCATATAATTTTCTTAAATTTTTTTTATGTAATATCATTTTTATTTTCTTTAACATAATTTAAAGGATAGCCATTAAAACTAACATCAACACAACTACTATTCACCATTAACAAAACGACTACTATCATATTTTTTAACATTTGTAACCTTAATAATATTAGCAGTATCTGCTATAAGAGGTGTAATAACTACATTATGTAATTTTAATTTTACTTCTTTACTCCAACTTAATTCAGTTGGTGGTGAAGTCATAAGACCAGACCATACAAGTACATGATTGTAATCAAATTCTTCTACAAGATATGCTAAAGGTTTCATGATATAGCTACAAACTTTGGACTTTTAGCGGCAATATTTTCTGTTCCTCTAAACCAAGCCCCACAATCTTGACATTGATATCTATTATATTTAGTAGATAAGTTAACTCGTATACCACGTTTCTGATAATGTTTACTACCACAATTAGTACAGACAAGACTATTTTCAAATACAGATAGATTAAGGTGATTAGGAATCCAAGGTTTAAAAGCTTCATAGACAGATTCTAATAGAATAACATCTTGTTTATTATATGTTTCCATTATTTTCCAAGCAGCTGTATCTTTATTCATACATTTAATCCATAACTCATGACCTTCATGTTTATGTTTTTTACCAAGTCCTAATGACTGTGCTACATAATCTAATTTATTAGATACAAATCTAAATTTAGATTTAGCTACACGAAGTAAATCAATTTGTTTAACAGGTGATGGTGGAAACATTCCTGCCATAAGAAAGGCCTTATTTAATGTAGGGATATCAAATCTAGCACCATTATAATGTATTACTGCATCAGCTTCATCTAATAACTTATGAATAGATTTAAGCATAGATTTATAAGTACCATTTTTAATAGATTTAAAAACAATATCTTTTTCTCCAAGCCATTTTGCAGCAAAGCATAAAATTTCTGATGACTCAAGCAATTGATTAATAGCAATATTTTGTTGCCATATACCCCAGACATGTGCTGTATTAGGGGATGTTTCTATATCTAATAATAATATTTTACTCATGAGACTTTACCACCTTCTTTTTTAAATAAATCTAGTTCTTGATTTGCATCCATAGAAGCAATATTAATTACCCCATGATGAACTAAATTTTTTATTGCATGATCCATAAGAAATGCTGCTTCTTCAGGGTCAACATGGAAATCAAAATCATAACTTCCATCTTCATTTACTACACAATTTGATATAAGCATTTAGCCAATCCTTTCTAAAATCTAACCAGTCAAACCCATTTTCTGTAGCCCAAGTACCATAGGTTGTTTTACTTCTTTTTGTAATCTTATTATCAGGATTCTGAAACAAAAATATAATTTTAATACTAGGATTAGACTCTCTAAACCATACCATCTTTTGTCTAGTATCTAAATCTAATTTACCTTTAGCTTCAAGATATATATTTCTACGACCTGTTCTAAAATCAGGAATGTAAGTCCGTTCTTTTTCAGGTTGTATATATTTATAACGTTTAGGTTCATATTTAACAGAAGGAAAAGTTTTTTTTAAAATTTCCCAGACTCTTGCTTCTAGTTTACTTTTGAATAAGGGCATAAAATCTATCTTCCCAGTTATCTTCTAAACTTCTTAAAATCCATAACACTCTGGCATTCATAATAAATTCTGAATCATTATTATAGGCTGTTCTTACAGCATTAAATAACTCTTGCTCATTACTACAACCATTTAAAATCTTTTCAGCTCCCTTACTTCCAATTCCGGGAATACCTTTAATATTATCTGATGTATCACCTTTAATACATTGCAAATAAAACAACTTCAAACCCTCAAACTCCGTTTGGTCTATAAAGATATCAGGACGATTCCACCCTTTACCGTTAATTTCCCACGAAAAGTGATGACCTGGAACCTGCAACAAATCTTTATCTAAGGTACAAATTATGGTATCATCTGTTTGATGTATGGCTAAAGCATCGTCAGCTTCTAATGTATCAGGAGCAAACTCTGCATTTAGTTTTTCAATACTATAATTTTGTAAATCTTTTAAATGACGGGGTCTAGGTTGAGTTCTATTAGCTTTGTATTCAGGATAGATTAACTTTCTAAAATTATTAGGACCAGTTAGAAAAGCTTTATAACTAGTAGCATTTGTTTTAGTAAGTATGTTATCTAATAGATCATCAATACGATATATAGCTATGCCAAGGTCGTCATTCTCGGCACTAGCTGCACATCTATAACATAAAAGATCTTGATCAATTAATGCTAACATTAGTTAGGAACATCCTCATCAGTATTATTTTCTTGACCAAAGACATATTCTTCAAACTGTTTAGCAATAGCTATAACATTTTCAACAGTTGAAGGTTCTGTGGAAGTTGCTGCTACTAATTCTACTGCACTAGATATAGAAGACTGACGGACAATAAGAATTTGTCTTGCTGCTCTTTCTTCTTTAGTTTCATATGTACTTCCAGTTACTCTAGTTGGTGCTGTAGATCCAGTTGTTGTAGCCACAGGTGCATCTCCTTGTCCAAAGCCTATCCAATCCCAATATCCAGTTTTTTCATTTTTAATAGCTCTAATATCTACAACTGCTCCTTTTTCCCAAGTCTTTGCTACTTTAAATACTTCAGGATTACTAAAGGATACTAACTTTTTAGATTGAGTTTGACCTTGATCATTTTTATAAGCAACTTCTAGTTGTTCAAAAGTCTTACCAGTCTTTGATGCTAATGTATTTTGTGATACATCAATTATTGTAATTTGCATTTACTATCTCCATATTTCCCCATGTGGGGCCAATTTGACACTCAACTCGCATTGGTAAGTTGAATGTTTTACCAAATAATTTATTAAAATTACTTGGAATGTCATTAAAACACTTGTCTACTAAATTTACTAGTATAGTATTATCCCATACTTTTGGATTAAAGTCAAGTATTATTGAATCATGCACAGTATTTACAAGTAGTACTCCTTCCTTATTTAAAAGTCTATTCCTTAAAGATACTCTAGCAAGTGCCATAAGATCCGCTCCTAGTCCCTGTACAGGATAATTTAATATCTTTGTACGGGGCCATTCAGCTCTTCCATTTCTAATTTCAGGTTCAAAATTATAGACTCGTCCTGTAGGCATAGATAATTTTCTATTACGTTTAGCGTCTATTAAAATTTTATCGTGCCACTTTCTGAGCCCAGAATATTTCTTATAGAATTCATCAATAACTCCTTGCCAGAAGGATTCGTTTCCGATTGCTTTAAAATCTGGATCGTTTGCATAACTATATGCAGATCCTCCATAGATAAGCCGGAATACGAACGTCTTAGCAATAAGTCTAGATGGAAGACCAAATCTCTCTTGGTTATCTGTGTGTTGATCGACATTATTTAAAATCTCATTTAGGGCTACTTGATCTTGACTTAGATAGGTAGCCCCCACCCATTCTAGTTGTTTTGCATCAGCTTGTAGTAACATTAAGTAAGTTATTTACCTCTTCTATTGTTTCTTTTACTTGCCAAAAATCTTTAGTTGTACTGTAAATTGTTGTTCTAATTTCAGTATCACTATCAAGTAATTGCTCATGATATTCAACTACATTATCAAAATTAATAACTAAAGCTTTATCTTTAAAATCACTTGCTGCATTTGTTAACTTTAAGAACATGCTTGTCTCCTAAATTCTTCTTCTTCTAAAAGTTCTTTTTCATTCTCTTCAAGAAAATCTAGATGTGAACAAAGATTTGATTTCTCCGTCAAAGTTTTGCAAGTTAGGTTTGCTTGATGACAGTCGTCCCGTTCGTGTAACGCATTGATTGAGTTGCCCATGTATAACTCCTTTTTTCCAGTTAAGTTCATTGATTAAATTTACTACGCCTCTATAATAAGTCGACAATCTTTTCTCTAATGTAGTTCTTTTTAACAATAATTCTATAATACTTTTTGCTTTATTAGAACTACGTAAAGATTTTAAAGTCTTCTCATCTGTTGAATAAAACCCTTCTTTAATTAATTCTGATCCTTTTATAGGAACAACTAATCTATTGAAGGTTATTTTATATTCTTCCCATTTCTCTTTCTGTTCACCCATTCTAGTGCCAGTTTTAAAAGTCCCACAAGAAACTCTACGACGAAGGCTAATATCCCCACCATAAAGCAAAGCACTAATATGATCATTGCTATTAGGGTTAAACTCTCTAAGTTGATGAAGTTTATACAACTCTTCATCCAATGTTTTAATTTGTTCTTCAAAGCTATCTCCTAGTGTAATACTTAAATCTTCATTAAATAAAAGACCATTATATTCCATTTCTTGTAAGCATAATAGATCTTGATTGTGTAAACTAATTAGTCTAGCTAAGTGTGGATTATTTTTAATGTCTTCTAGTTGTTTAAAATAAACTAATTCAGTTAGTTTAATATCTTGTTGTAGATATTCACGAAGAATCTCCTCAGGAATGTCTGGCGTATCTATTCCATTTTTCCAGTATTCATTTGCAACTACATCTAATTTTGTTTCTAAATTATAATGTGCACATACACCATTTAAACTAGGATATGGAAACTGTTGGCCAGTTAATATAAAATGTACTAGTTGACAATCCCATAATCTTTTGTTGGTAAAGGTTATATTATACCTCTTTAGCCAATGTAAGTCAAATTTAATATTGAATCCAATTAATAAATCAACATCATTTATTTTATCTTGTATAAGATCTAATTTATTTTTATAAGGATCTAAATCATACTCAATATTATACAAGCCATGCCCTTGTAATCCAACATAACAAAGTTTATTTGTTTGATCAAATGGATTTCCTTTATTAGATGTTGTTGTTTCACAATCTAATACTAAATAATTTTGCATTATATCTCTTCGTAACGTGCTATATCTGGTTTAATTAATACTTTAAAAGCTCCGTGTCTTAAGTCAGGTAACGTATCTTCATCTCCTAATAGTTTATTTTTACTAATGTTTAAGTATCTATAACGACTAGTATTATCTTGTTCTTTACCAATGCCAATAATCCAATCAGCTTCTCCTTGTTTAGCTGTTTTACTACTATCAACCATATCCATAGTTAACCATAGTTTACCCTCTGCTTCTCCATTTGCTTGGCATACTGCTATAACAGGGGCATATGTTTTAGCCATTTCTCTAGCCCATTGATAGATTGCTTTTAGTTCTAAATCATTTCTATCTGCTTTAAACCCTTTAATTTTATCTATCTGATCAAAGATAATTAAGGCAGGATTAGTATTTTTTAATATTGTTTCTATCCTTGAAGCCCGTGATGAATCTTCTAACTCTAATAACAATTTAAATCTACCTTCTGTTTTTTCATAAAACAGTTTATCATACTTTGGTCTATCTGCAAATAATTCTTTTGCAGTAATGCCTAACACAGCTTGATAACAACGTATTGCTACTTTGTTACCTTGTTCTTCATTATTAAACCAAAGAATATCCCCTTTAGTTTGTTCAATCATATGGGATATTTCACTAGCTAAAAAGGTAGTCTTACCAGTTTCAGGTCTAGCAAATAAGAATCCAAAATCTCCCTTTCGTAATGATCCTAAACTTTTATTTAAAGAATCAAGTCTCCATCTAAGCCCTTGTGTTTCTACTTGAGAATGATATAGCTTATCTAAATTAAATTCAATAAATTTAATATCTTCTACTTTAACTTCTTGATGTTCAAACTCTGTAAACTTATCTAACAGCTCTTTTATATTTGCTTTACCATCTTCAACATCTAAAGCAAGACGAGCTACATCACCAGCTAAACATCTTCTGCGATGCTCTTCAAGCAACGCAATTACAGCTTCTGGGTTAGACACTTCAAAAGAAAGAATCCTATTAAGAAGCTCAGAGAATTCTTTTCTTTCAGAATCTTTTAATAAATAATTACTATTGTAAGCTAATTCTAAATCTTCTTTAGTTATATTATTATTATTATATATATTATAATATGATTCTATAGTTATAAATACTCTATAAATATTACTATAATTTATTTTAATATAATTTATGTTAACATATTTATAGTATTTTGTAAAGACATTTCTATCAGTACAAAATAATTTAATTATTTGCTCTTCAACCACTCGATTAATTCTCCTTTGTTATATTCTTTTGGATCTTGCGGTGAGATTACTACATGCGTACTAACTCCTTTTTGTTTTAAATTACTAGCAATTTTAATAGCTTCTTTTGCTTTATCTCTATCTAACCAAATTGTAATTGATTTAAATTTTTCAGATAATGCTTGACTTGTTTCTAAATTCATGCTACTTCCTAGTAGTGGTGTTGCACAATAGTTTGGCGATAGTCTAGCTAATTTAATAGCTGATATAACATCTTCTACACATACTATTGTATCACCATTACCATAGATTGTCAATGGTTTATTACCTTTAGATAAGTATTTAAGTCCTTGATTTCCAAAGCATCTTCCTTGCCAATAATTTTGCGTTTGTAACAAAATTAATACATGATTATTTGCGTCCCACGCAATATTATTTTTCTCAATTTCTTCATTGGTTATTTCGTATTTTAATAGCCATTGTCTTGGAACAATAGGAATATCTTTTGTTGTGTGTAAAATATGCTCATCAGATGGCATCGCCTGCTGGCTCTGCAATCTGCTTCGCAGAGATCTTATATCATTTTTAATTTTATAATACTTGCATCCAAAGCACCACATATGATCATCATAGTCTGCTAAATTATCTTTACTCCCACATTTGGGACAAGACTTGTGCCCTAAAAATTTACTCATGGTAATCCTTAGATAATGTTAAGTGTTACACGCATGACTGTTTTCATTTGTTATGTTATAATAATTGTATAGAGTGAAAATTCTATATTAACTTTTATAAAGGAAAAAATTATGTGGACAACTCCATCAGCAACAGAAATGCGTTTTGGCTTTGAAGTAACTATGTATGTAATGAACAAGTAATATAATATGCCCTTTAGATTGCATCGCTGCCACTGGCAGCTCTGACAATCTAAACGGCTATTCTAATAATTCTTCGGGGTCATCAGTATTGTCATAGGAATCTTCATCTGAACGTAAGTCTTCTCGTTCTTTACTTGGTGTATCTTTTTCAATCATATGGTAACATGAGTTACACATATCTAAATATTCATCCGTTAACAATGACTTTCTAGTTGACTCAAAGTCGTTTAAATTTTTATTACATGCAATACACCTCATTTAAATTACCCTTTATAATGTTAAAGAGTAATTATATATAGCTTTTGCATATTTGTCAAGTGTTGTTTTTTCTAATCCTGGGGCAGTATTAACTTCAAACACAAAGAATTTATTATCAATAACTCTGTGGCCTATATCAACAGCACCAAAGTCAAGCCCTAATAACCCAACTGCTTCAACAGCGATAGACTGTAAATTAGTAGGAATAATAATATCCCCCCTACAATATACCCAACCATTATTGGAATTCCGTATTCCATTAGAAATAAAATTATTTTTTCTTTTCTTTTTCTTTTGAACATCTATAGATCTCCCTTTAAAAACATGAACACGATATTCATCTTTATGTTTAGTATGAAATGTATACAATGGTGCAATTGGAAGTTTATCACCATCTTTACATATAACAATACCATTACCACTATGAGATGATAGTAATTTACGACAGTATACTTTATTGCCTAGATTTAATATATGTTGTGCTTCTTGTGGATTAGTAGTCCAATCTGGTACATGAATAAAACTTGCATTACGATATTCTAAAAAAGTATTAAGTTTATTACTAGCTAATGCAATAGCATGGGGTTTGTTTAAGTCTTGTTCCATCCATCTAAAATGAGGTGGTGTAGAATTGCCCCAGTTAATAATAATATTGTTACGAAGTGGCGAGTATGTATGACCGACTACCTGAATACGTAAGGCTTTTGATAGTTTTCTAGCTGATAATGAATTATAATTGTAAGGAAAGATTTTTAAACTCATTTAGTTTTTCCTTTTAGTAGATAAGGTGATGGATATTTTTGATAGGCGGGAATTCCTACTGGATCTACAGGGCATTCTAAATAGCTTTCATCATCTTCAAAGTCATCTACAAAGTTTAATGAATGATAAGGAACATTATAAATAAATTTAGGTGTATTTTTAGCGGATCCATCACTATCTATCATAAGATCACATGTAAAGTTTTGATTGACTGCTACAACTTCACATATTTCCCCTGTTTCATGTACAGTTAAGGTACCTGTGTCAGCTATATCTTCTAGTAATTCTACCATATCCCCAACTACTACTGTTGTTTTAGTTTTTATTTTTGCTACTGGTTTTCTATAATAGTCATTAACCCAGTCAGTGTTATTCCAATTATATTCTTTACCTACGTATGTAGTAGATATAGGTGCTACATAAGGTTTGTAACTACTATTACTATACCACACACCATCATTCCACTCACCTTTAGCTTCATTCATGATCTTATGGTTGCCATGTCTATCAAGGAAGACAAGCTTACTGTATCCTATACGACCTTCAATAAGATTGACAATTGGATCTTGAAAGAGAGCCAAGTTACCCCATTTATGTACTAATGGTTGAAGAATTTCAGTATTAAATCCAATGGTATCGCTATGATTAGTATCACCGAAGCCACTAATAATCCCATTATGGACAAAGCCAATTGTATTATTAACTGCAAAGGGATGACAATTTGTTGTATCAATTTTACCATGTGTCTTTATCCTAAAATGAATTACTACTTGTTTAGTTTCATGTTTCTGATAAGCTTGATAAAAAGAATCATAGCTGAAGAAACCTTTTTCTATATGTAATTTCTTATCCTGTGCATACATAAAACCTGCACCATCTGGATTAGAATCATAACATTCTTTAAGTGTGTCTTGAGATAATACTTTACCTTCTGGTTTATAGATTGCAATACACATTATTTACACTCCTTTAAATGATAACTAAGTTCTGGAAACATACGCTTTCTACTAGATAACCAGTGCATGAATGCTTGATAGTGTGTTTGTTTCTTTAAGGATTCATTGGACTGGGCTGGACTACAATAGTCTACTAATGCTTGAACAAATTGCAAGCGACTAGCAAATTCTTTATAGTTCATTGGTGTTGCAAACAATCTAACTTCGATTGTCTTTTCATTAAGAAGATTTAGTGCATTGTATCTGTTACCACCATGCCTATGTTTTCTTAAGAATGTAATAGTACGATCACTTTCCATACGAGCATAGCTATTATCTATACGACCTGCTATGTGATGTATAAAATCTTTATTATCTAAACGATTTAAGAATTCAATCAGCTTGCCAATTGTCAACTGCGACAAGGGTTTCCGACTGATATGAACATGCATTCCTACATTGTTTGCTACCTTAAGATCAGGTGGCATATTGTCATAGAATTTTTTGAAGATGTCAAGATGTATATCTAATGTAGCTGGACATGTAACAATCTCAAATCCATTATGAATAGAACCATCTGATTTCATAAGAGCATGACCATGCATTAATTTACCAACACTTAGTTGAGCACGATTACGATTGTTTGTTTCGTATTCTAATTCACAACCTAGATATACTGTGTTGGGTCTAACACGAGTAGCTTTAAACCTAAGTAGTTGTTCTACACGAGTAGTATAGTTATGAATTTTAAATGATCTATCTAAACAATTATGACATACTTTGTTAATCATAAGTTCTGTAACAGTTTCATTACCACAATTAGTACATGTTTCTATGTCTACTTCATCACGATTATATACATTACCATCATGATAGAATTGCTCAGGCTTGAGCCATATGTCATAGCGATCATGGAATAGATAACCATAGTCTATTGCATCAGTATTTCTATGTATATGTACCCATTCTGTACTACCAAGCCTTACTCGTTTTTGAGTGCCATCTATATAATATTCTTCTGTTAAAAAGTCTTTATAGTAAGACCAATTTGGTATATCTTTATTACTAAGATAATGTTCTAATCTATCAAAAGGACCTCTTTCATCATCTCTATCAGCTATTTCTACTGCTTTGTTAAGCATATGTTGAGTAACCCAACTAGGTCGTAGTGCATTAGAACGAAGTCGTCTACGTAATGCTCCCCAAAAACCTTTCTTTAGAGTTCCATTTTTATTATGAAATTCCATTGGATTAACAAGGTAATATAAAGCATCAATAATTGTAGTCCCATTAGCTCTGTAACTTTGATGATCTATTAATTCTGTTTCTCTACAGGCATCACGATGCACATTATATATACTTAAGCGTCTACTTTTATTAGATTCATCATTAGTATAAAATTGTAATACACGCTGATCTTTATACCAAATAGTAGATAAAGTATAGGTATTACGAACAGTTGCCTGTTCTTGATAATCGTAAGCTGTATCTTCTTTTGTCCAGAAACTTTGTCTTATGTCTGGATGTTCCCATCTAAACATATTAAATACTTTATTGAAATCATTAAAGCTATATGGTTTCATGACTATCCCCTTTTATGGTTTCTAGGAAATCTCTTGGTGGTTTTTTATATGACCGGACAATGATAAATTCTTTTCTGTCTTTAGTCCATTTAACTCTAGCACAATTATCCCACCCATCTCCCCAAAATACATCAAAGAGACTGCGAGTAATATACTTGTATTTTAATAACATAATAACTCCATTATTACGGGCAAAGTTACCCATATAACATACTCAAATGAATATGTTATAAGAATGCTTTATAAACATAAAAAATATCTTGGATTAAACAAACTTAACAGCATTAATGTAGTGCATATTGCAATTGTAATAAGTATAAATGTTAATACAATTCTGTCAAACAAAGTGTATTTATGTTTATACGTTTCAATTTTATCCCAATCATGGTCAATTTCTGGCATCATATTTTCCTTTTGATTTGTTATTAAAAATAAAACTTTCTTGTACATCTTCTGCGAACATCTTCGATATTACTTCATATGGGTCTAACGTCGTAGCTTTTAGAGCAGCATATGGTATTGCATTTTTTATAGCATAATAAGTATAGAGTTCTTGATATAATATTTCATCTAATATTTTATCTTCTATAAAATTGTGAACACTTAATGGATAGTCAATTAAGATTTCTTCAAAGGTTTTTATTTTCGGGTTCATTTGATAATTCTCTGGTTATGTTGATTATAAAATCTGTACCTAAATCCCCAAATACTTTTCTTGCTCCGTGTGTTTTTAACAGGTGTTCAAATTCTTTTAATGTCCACCAATAGTGTGCTTCTTCTTCACTTTGAGGATCTCTTTCTAACGGTGTTTTGTCATCAAAATCTATTTCATAATTACACATGATACCTCCTTAGTTTATTGATACGTCGTAACAAGTTAGATTTATTAAGTTTAGTTGATCTATTTTTAGGAAATTTAGTGTATCGTTTCCAAAAATAAAATGCGTAGACTTCGAGTAAAGCGTTGACATTGTATGTTGAGAATGGCATATGTTTTCCTTTTTATATTTGAGTTCAGAATCTACTGTGAGTGACCGACTCACTTGGTTTTAAAAAAAGCCCAGAGACTTTATAGGTCAGAGCCAACGGGTTTGGCGTTTGAGAATGCGTAGCATTTGAGAACGCCATTTTAATACTATTTATAAATAGTTTTATCATTTATAAATTCCTTAAAGGGTTTAGAAAAAGTATGAGCGACAAGCGAATACTCTATGGTTTTAAATTTTTTTTTTGCTATAACCCTTTGAATTGTAGGGTTAAAAAAATCCCCAATTTCTTGGGGATTAGTTTATGACCGACTAGACTAATTAGAATTAGCAAACAGAATTACTTCTGCGTCAATTCTTGTGTAGTCATTATTTAAAATCCTTGCTTTTGTTCTTGCAACTTCTGCTTGTGCTGAAAGAATTGCAACTTGAATAATATCAAATGCTTTTCCGTCAAGGTCTAGCAAGATGTCAATTAATTGTTGCTCATCTTGTTT